TTCCAGAATAATTGGGATCAAACAAACTAGCAGCGTTCATGAGTTGCCATGACGCTGTACCTTGCGCGGGATCAAGCGCAAAATCCTCAGTGTAAATCAAACTCGTCTTAAAACGTTCTGGATAAGGAAGCAGCTGCCGGATGGACAACCTACCACGACGACTACGAGCCCGACTCACGCGACGTCTAACTCGTCTACGAAACGGCGTCACCGAACGTCGACGTCGTCTACCGCGACCGCGGGCTGTCATCGAACGGGTGGTCACCATACAACGCGAACTTCCACGGCAGCCAGGGCACATCAATTAATGAATGGCTACGAGACAGCGTCAAATCTAGGCCACTGATTTGTCTCCGTCTCCAAAAATGCAGGTAATACTAGACTGCATTTTTGGTTTGGAGACCCGCTGCGCATATCAGATTATGACAGCGCGCAATTGGTGCTTCACGCTAAACAATCCTACAGCGCATATCGATTTCGCAACCGAAGCATGGAAGGACAACGTCAAGTTTGCGGTATATCATCTGGAGAAGGGGGAGAACGAAACACCTCACTTCCAGGGATATCTGGAAATGAAAACACCAGTTCGATTCTCCTTCCTCAAGACAATGATCCCCCGCGCACACCTCGAAAAGCGCCGCGGAAAAAGAGCAGAGGCAATCAAGTATTGCTTAAAAGAGATTTCTCCAGAGTGTTCCCAATGGGAGCAGAACATAAAGGAGGATATCTTGAATGGAAATCCCGTTGTATACAACTACAGCGGCAGTCCACAAGACTTGCTAAAGTCTTGCTTGCCCAAGAAATCGTTGAGCGAGCAATTAGAGGAAGTGAAAGGGCTCATACGGAAAGGTTACTCCGACGAGCAGCTAATGGAATCGCACTTCCCACTGTGGGTACGATACCATCGAGCCTTTCAGACGGCGAGGCGACTGATGTCGAAGCCGCGTGACCATCCTATGGAAGTCATAGTCTGTCAAGGACCAACCGGAACAGGAAAAAGTAGATGGGTAAAGGACAACTATCCCGACGCATATTGGAAACAACGTTCAATATGGTGGGATGGCTATGAAGGACAAGAAACAGTAGTTTTAGATGAATTCTATGGGTGGCTCCCATACGATACATTACTACGTTTATGTGACAGATATCCACTTCTCGTGGAAACAAAAGGAGGACAAGTTCAAATGCTAGCGCAACGAATTATCATAACAACAAACGCAACACCAGAAAGCTGGTACAAGACAGAAAAGTATTTCCTTAGTTTTATTCGTAGAGTAAACCTATGGAAACTATTCCCCATATGGGGAGAAATACAAGACTTCACAGCCTATAGCGAGGCTGTCAAACACTTCTTCATGAACACTGAATAAAAACATATAACCTAAGGGTCGTCATCCTGTGTGAAAGATGTCGCCCCCCCTCACTGCTCCGATCAGACTCGCGACTCCGGCCGCCCCCGGCGGTGGGCGCCTCCGTCGTCTTCGCTGATCTGCGCTCGTTCGTTACGGGGGGTCGACATCTTTTAATTCTCAGGCTGCGTAATTTTTCTATCGAAAAACTCACACTTGTAAGTCAATCGAATATTAACAAGACATGCGGGAGGGTCAGTCTGCAGAGTGCTAGCACCAGCAATACCCACACCAAGAAAACACTGCTGAGCGGGATTAGTCGTAACAACCGCAGACAAACTAGGGTCATTATAAGCAACCCGTGCTTGTTTATACGGCGCACACTTAAACCTTAACCGACACATACGGCCAGTTAGGTTCGTACCGAAATACCGCCACTTTATATTGGGACACTTCTCTTCTTGAAGTAATCCAGGAACCATTCCAGTAATGTCTGCAGCAACAACATCGCGAACAATAAACAACCGACCGCGTTTACTTTCCGCGTTAGTCGTATTAACATTAACATCCTGAACAGTAACCGTAATATAACACACGCGGACAATATACTTATTGTAAATCTCTGACAGATTATCGAAATACAATGGTTGATGGCCAGTTCCAGAATAATTGGGATCAAACAAACTAGCAGCGTTCATGAGTTGCCATGACGCTGTACCTTGCGCGGGATCAAGCGCAAAATCCTCAGTGTAAATCAAACTCGTCTTAAAACGTTCTGG